AAACTGCGGCGAACCCAGCGGGTGCGCATGTCGGCGTTATTTGTCAATTCGACGGCAAATGCGTTGGCCTTCTCGAAGGTCGGAAAATTGCAAACGCCGATGAATTGCGCGTCAGGCGTCAATCGGGCCTGTACTTCGTGCAGCATGCAGTTATGCAAATGTGACCACATATATGGCACAACGCGGGTAACGGCGGCGATCTCGTAGCGGGTGGTCATGGGCGGCTCCTGTGGTGCGCGTTTCGTTGTTATGAAGGTAGCAAGGGATTGTACCTTTGTAAAGAGGCTGGTTGGAAGAAAGTTCAGATTTATGGTGCAGGGGGTGCTAGGGGGTCATAGCGTGGCGCCTATCCCTGATGGGCTGACGGCATATTTAGGCAGATCGGGGTGCGCCGGGATAAACAGGCGCATCCGGCCACGTGTGTCATATCGCTTGACGATACGACCACCAGCTCCCAGGCGGTGCAGCGCCACGCGCAGCTTTTTGATGGAGGCCTCACGCACGGCGGCTCCCCAATCGAAGCCCACCTCACGATACAGGCGCTCGGAAAGCTCCTGCAGCATGACCGCCGGGCTAAGGCTGATCTCCAACTCGATATCGTCCAGGCTGACGCGGCGCGTCGACCAGACCCGGCGCCTCGGCTGGTCGTCCTCGCGGTAAGGTTGCTCATGCAAGGTCAAGCCAAGTTGCGCCAGCAACACGCGCGCCTTGTCCACAATGATGCGTTTCTCGTCGTCCCAGCCGGATACAACCACCTTGCCTGCAACCCACACTTGCATTGTAGGGAGCTCGGTATCTGTGGCAGGGGGGTCGATAAACGCTTGTGGTACATGATTTATCATGTCTTCAACGAAACGGCGCCTTGCCATGATTGGGTGCCTTGTAATAGGTGTTATGATATAAGGTGCGCTTTGTGGTACAACGTTAAAAAGTAATGTAACTTATGTGTGGTATAAAGTAAATTACAATACTTTTTTAGGTTGTCGCGCGCACGTATAAGGCGGTTTAGGGCAACCCCCCTGCCCTAATGTGGCGTTGTATTGAACCGGTATTGATATTTACAAACCGGCGCTTTAGGCGTACTTGTTGGGTACGACGGCGCGAGATCGCGCTGTGCGGTGGCTATTTTGGGGGGTGAAACCTTTGGCAAAGCGCTGGTACGTGGCTGAGACGGAACACCGCCGTGAAAGCGTGGCGGATGAAAATCTAAGCCTGCAGGCGTTTGAGACCTATCATCCGGTGCACACGTTTTGCCGGGTGACGCGTGGTCGCCGGGTTGAGGTGAAGGAGTCCATTTTTCCGGGGTACCTGTTCGTTCGTTTCGATCTGGCGCATGACCGGTGGGAGGTCATCAACGGCACCCGTGGCATCAAGCGACGTAATGGTACCGGGTTGCTTGGCGCCGGGGAGCGCCCCTTGCCGCTGGCGGATGGTGTTGTTGATGTTTTGCGCGCACGGGATGCGCGGGGGTTTTTCGGCGACGTGCTGGAAGTGATGCGCTTGGTTGTGAAGGCAGGGGAGCAGGCGCGGGTGCTGTCCGGCCCCTTTTCGTCGTGTATCGGCGAATGCGAGTGGTCAACCAAGGAGCGCGTCGGTCTCCTGCTGTCCATGTTTGGGAGGCCACACCGGGTGACGCTTGATGCGTCGCAGGTCGAGGTTTTTGCGTGAGCTGTGGCAGGGTCCGGTCGCCAATCTCAACTCACAAAGAAGCAGCGCGCGTTCGTTGTAGCTTATTTGACGAATGGTCGGAATGGGTCGGCGGCATATCGCGCAGCGTACAACACGACGGCAGCCCCGCTTGGCGTTGCCCAAGCTGCCAGCCACCTTCTGACTCATTACAAGATAAAGCCGATAATCGAAGCGGCTGATGCTCATCTTGCCGCGGCTACTGCCAAGACGATGGAACGATACGTCGTCAACGAAACCAGGATCAAAGAAGAGCTTGCGCGTATCGGATTCAGCAACATGGCTGATTTTGTTCGCTTTGCCGATGATGGAAGCCCATACCTCCACCTGACGGATGCCACGCGTGACGAGATGGCTGCGCTGTCATCTGTGACGATCGAGGAGTACAAAGATGGACGCGGACCTACAGCCCGCGACGTCAAGTCGCTCAAGATTGTGCTGCACGACAAGAAGGGAGCTCTTGTCGATCTGGGCAAGCACATCGGAATGTTCGTAAATAAAAGCTCCGTGCAGGTAAGCGGTCCCGACGGCGGACCTATCGAGGTGGTGGATGCACGAGAACGCATCGCAAGCCGAATTGCTGGCCTCCTTACCCGAAGCGGACCGGCTGAAGGTACTGGCGGACCTGACGACAGCGGAAGCGGCGGCACTTGAATATGATTGGCTGTTTTGGGGTCGCCCCAAGCAGATACAGCCGCCGGGGGCTTGGACAGCCTGGCTTGTGCTCGCCGGACGTGGCTTCGGCAAAACCCGAACTGGATCTGAATGGGTGCGCGCCAATATGTGCGGCAGTACCCCCCTGGCACGCGGCAAGTACCGGAGTATGGCGCTCGTAGCTGAGACGGCCGCGGATGCGCGTGATGTGATGGTGGGTGATGGTAAGCCACCAAGCGATCCGACAGCGGGTAGCGGCATCCTGCAGGTGCACGCGAAAGACTTCCGGCCAAAATACGAGCCGTCCAAGCGGCGTTTGACATGGCCAAACGGCGCGATTGCGACGCTCTACAATGCCGTTGAGCCTGAGCAGCTACGTGGGCCGGAACACGATGCGGCATGGTGTGACGAGCTTTGTAAGTGGCGGTACGGGCAAGAGACGTGGGATCAGTTACAGTTCGGCTTGCGCGTCGGTAAGGACCCGCGGGTCTGCATCACGACGACGCCGAAGCCAATTGCGCTGCTGCGCGATCTCATGTCGACAAAATCCACCGTGGTGACGCGCGGCAAGACGTACGAAAATCGCTCCAATCTAGCAGCATCTTTTTTCTCGACGCTTATCCGGCGCTACGAGGGATCGCGCAAGGGCCGGCAGGAGCTTGAAGGTGAGCTACTGGAAGACGTCCCCGGCGCGCTTTGGGAGCGCAAGTGGATCGACGCCGCGCGCCACCCGGTTGCCAAGCCGCTGCCTCGCATGCGGCGTATCGTCGTGGCGATTGACCCTGCCGCGTCAAGCGAGGAGGATTCGGACGAGACCGGTATCATGGTGTGCGGGCTCGGTGTGGATGACCATGGGTATGTGTTGGATGATCTGTCGGGACGGTATGCGCCGACGGAGTGGGCGCGGGTTGCTGTTAAGGCGTACCACGATCATCAGGCGGACCGTATCATCGCGGAGGTGAACAACGGCGGTGAGATGGTCGGCAACACGGTCAAAATGGTTGATGTGAATGTCGCATATAAAGCCGTACATGCGTCGCGCGGTAAGGTCATACGGGCGGAGCCGGTCGCGGCATTGTATGAGCAAGGACGCGTCCACCATGTTGGATCGCTTGCCGATCTGGAAGATCAACTGTGCACATTTGCGTCCGATTACGACCGCAAGAAAGACGGCTCCCCTGACCGGCTTGATGCGATGGTGTGGGGATTTACGGAACTGATGGTGCAGGACGGGGACGGGCAGATGTGGGCGGACCACTATGCACGCCTTGCCAGCCGTTTGGGCGTATCACCGGGCGCCGCCAAGGCGCCTGTGGTGCGCACCCCGATTGCTGACCCTGCTGCCGTGGCACCGCCCCCTGGACCCCTACGCATGCGCGCCCCACGCGCGCATATGTGCTTTGCGCCACGAACCGGCATTCGATATGACGCCGATGTTGACGGCATTATTGCCGCGGTCGACCGGCTGGATGAGCAAACAATGCGATCGCATGGGTGTGTCGATGCGCCATCTTAGCTCAGAGGTAGAGCATCAGTTTTGTAAACTGGAGGTCGATGGTTCGATACCATCAGGTGGCACCACTCTAGCTGATATGGAGGAGGCTGACGTGCGGTCCGCTGCGCTGCTGCCGGATGACTTGATGCCGGAACCGCACGCGCGGTGCGCTTCGGGACCGGAGGAAGCATGGACACCGCGGCTGTTCGGCAGGCGCCCCATGCGACGGCTTGTTTTGTAAACCCCGGCCGGGGCTTCGGCCGCTATCTGAGGAGCAAGCACATGACTGCGAATCTTACCGGCCAAATGATGGGTCAGCCGGGCGAAGAGTATTACGTCAACAATGACACGTACCAGGCCGCGACCACCGGGCTCATCACCGGCTATACCACAGGCGGCGTGTCGACGGTCGTTTCCGGCATCAACCCGAACGACGTGAGCGGGCTCATCGCCGGTGGTGTTCGATGGAGCGTTCAGCGTAGCGATTGGCTTGGTCCTTTCGTGCCTGCCGCCGCCGCAGTCGCCGCTTATTTTACGTCCGCTGCGCTCAGCAATGGCGCCTTGACGATCGCCGCGCAGCCGGACGTCGCGCGCCCCTACCAAGCGATCATCTATCCGGGCACGTCGGCGATCACCGCCGGCACCTTGACGATGGTCTACACCAACCAGTGTGGTAACGCCGTCACCGACGTCTTCAACCTTGCCACGGCGGCGAGCACCAACCTTACGCTCAACGCATCGCAGGGAGCCGCGACCATTTCGACCACGGCGTGTGTCGTGGCGGGCCTCGTCGGTGGCACGTCGCCCACGATGCAGATCGGCAGCACGGCTACCATTGCGCTGCCGCTGCCGCAGCTTTTTGCGAACCTCACGGTTTACAAGGAGACGAAGGACAACGTCAACGAGACCGTCGGCACCATCACGACAAGTGGTAACGCGACTGCCGGCACTCTATGCACGTTCATCGCGCCCACCACGGCGCCCAACGGCACGCATACGTACACGTTCGGCGTCGTCTACAACGGCTGACGGAAAGGCGCGCGGTCTCACTGCGCGCTTTTTGCCTGAAAGGAATGAAGCGGATGTTGAGCAAACACGCAAGGACGGGCCAGGGCAACGACGCCCCCCTGCCCCTGCGTCCAAGCCGGGCGTGTCATGGCCGGTAAGGGTCCAAACATTCTTCAGAGGTTGACGCTCGCGGCGTTGACGCGACGCGATCCCTCCACGGGTCGTGTCACCATCGCGGGCGTCGACGCTGGTACGTGGTTTGGTCCGCAGCAGCCGCTTAAGCCGATGGCGCCGCAGGACGATGTACGTGGGCGGCAGTTCGATTATCAAACTGCGCTTAACATCAACTATATCCCGCGCGCAACGGAAGCGGTTAGCTTCCAGTTGCTGAAGTATCTAAGCCAAAATTGGCCCTTGCTGCGCCTTGTTATCGAGACGCGCAAGGATCAGGTGGAGGCGCAGAATTGGACGATCCTGCCGCGTGAAGCGGGCAAGGGCAAGCGCCCGGCAAGCAGTCCGCGTACGGGTAAGATCAAGGAGATTACCGCGTTCTTTGCGTCGCCCGACAAGCGCCTTGATTGGTCGCAGTGGCTGCGTGCGGTGCTCGATCAACATTTCGTCTATGATGGTGTGGCGCTCTACAAACAGCGCAACCGCGGCGGTGCGTTGTATGCGCTGCAGCAGGTTGACGCAGCAACCATCAAGCCGTTGATTGACAGCAAGGGTCGCTTGCCGCTGCCGCCGTCGCCCGCATATCAGCAGGTGCTTAAAGGCGTGCCGGCGAGCGACTACACGACGTTCGCGGCGGGCGAGCTTATCTATGCCGTCAAAAATACGCGGGCGGATCACATCTATGGGTATGGTCCGGTCGAGCAGATCATCACATGGGCCGAGATTGGCATTCAGCGCATGCGCAGCCAACAAGGCTATTTCGTGGATGGCAATATCCCGGATGGCTTTCTAACGGCGGGTGCCAATTCGACGCCTGAACAGATCATGGCTGTGCAAAACGCATGGGATGCGATCTTTGCCGGCAACGTTCAGCAACGACGTAAAGCGTGGTGGGTGCCACACGACAGCAAGTGGCAGCCGATGAAGCAGCCGCCGCTCAAGGATGATTTCGATGAGTGGCTGGCGCGTGTCGTTTGCTTTGCTTTTAGCATCAGCCCGCAATGGGCTGTGAAACAAATGAACCGCGCGTCGGCCGGTACCGCGCAGGAGGTGGCAGCCGAGGAAGGGCTGCAACCTACCTTGATGTGGACCAAGCGGCTGATGGACAAGATTATCCGCGAGGACTTCGACGCGCCTGACCTTGAGTTCTCGTGGGAAAGCGACGCGGAGTTTGACCCGGCGAAGGCTGTGGTCATCAATACCGGGTATGCCAAGATTGGCGCCATGACGATTGACGAGGTGCGTGATAATTTGGGCCTCGACAAACTCGGCGGCGCAGCATCCAAGCCGATGGTGTTGACGCCCGCCGGCTTTGTGCCGTTGGAACCACAGATCATTGCGCCTGGCGCGGTGCCCGGCGGCAAAAACGACGGCGCCAATCCCGCGGCAATCGACAACAAGCCGACGGCGCCCCCGCTTGAGCCAACGCTGACGGCAGCGGAAAAGCTCGCCAAGTCTGCGCCAATCCCGCTTTACATCAGCCGGCCGGTTATCAATGCACATGAGCTTGTGGCGTGGGCGGAGGCGCAGGGCTTTGGGAACGTCGTGCCGTGGGACGAGATGCACGTCACGATCGCGCACAGCCGTGCACCCGTCGACTGGGACACTATCAGCGATGACGCGACGCCGTTGGTGTTGGCAGATGGCGGCTATCGCATGGTATCGCCGCTGGGTCCGAAAGGTGCCATTGTACTGATGTTCGAAAATGCGGAACTATCGGCACGATGGGTTGACCTGTGCGCGCAAGGGTGCTCTTGGGACTTCGTGAGCTACATGCCGCATGTGACGATTGCCTATGGCATGATGCCCGATCCGCCGATTGACAGTGACCCGGAAACGTGGGAGCCGCAGCCGTTTGATGGCGTGTTGGTGTTCGGTGCCGAGGAGCGCCAGACGATAAACGACATGGGTAAGGTTGTGCCGGTGGAGGTAGACAAATCGGTCGATACACCCTTTCGCCGCCGCGATATCCACGAGCGTCTTAGGCAGCGTCGTGATCCGGAAGGACGATCAGGGACCGACGCAGGACAGCAGCAAGGTACGGGCAGCCGAACAGCGCTTGGCATCCGAGATCGCTACGTCGTTTGACGAACTCGGGCCATCGATGGCGGACCAGGTTGCCGCGTTGGTCTATACGCAATTGGGTACAATGACCGCGGAGCAACTGGACCAGGCAACCGATGCTGTCATTGAGTTTACCGCGCAGCAGGTGGCGGACCAAATTGAGTTTGATGGGTGGGATGTGATCGTCGAGCCGGCGCAAGAGGCGATGGCGGAAGCCGCGGAAGATGCTGTGGTGTCGACCGTTACCGAAATGACGACAGGCGACGGCGCCATTGCACAGCTTGGCGTGGACGAGCGTAGCGCCTTGGTCAACCAGGTTTACCAAGATGCGCTTGAATACGCTGAGCAACGGGCGGCTGAGCTAATCGGCATGAGGCGCGACGCGGAAGGCAATTTGGTACCGAACCCGGACGCGTCGATGACGATCACGCAAACGACACGCGACAAGGTCAAGCAGATTGTCGTGGATGCGTTGGGGCCGGCGCCGGAAGGCGAGGAGGCTCCAACAATCGAGGAGCGCCTGTTGGCGCTCAAAGATGACGTGACCGGCAGCCCGCTCTTTAGTGAAACGCGCGCGACGTTTATTGCGCGCGCCGAGCTGGCGATGGCACATGGGCAGGGGGCTCTTGAGTCGTTCCGCGCCATGGCAGCCAAGACCGGCTTCCAAATGGAGAAAGCATGGACCACGTCGGAGGATGGTAAGGTCGAGGAGACTTGTCTCCTCAATGCTGCCGCTGGTTGGATACCGCTTGAAGAACCTTTTCCGTCGGGGGACATGACGTACCCTGCCCATCCACGCTGCCGCTGCGCCGTCAAGGCGCGCGTAAAGCCGGGGACATAGATGCTCCAAATCGCGTCAGATTGTTGTCATTTCTGCGGCAACATCCACCCTAACGGTGTTCGCTGTCCGCAGGTATCTGCCTATCAGTATGGCGCGGATGGACGCCTTGTGAGGATCGAGTTTTTCGATACACGCCCCCCTGTCACACCGGATGATGTGTTGCGCAAGGTATCGGAGGCACACATATGAGTGCCACTATTCCGCCCGCGACACTCGCCAAGTTGCTGTGTCAGGATGGCGCCAATCTCGATGCCAAGGGGAGGCATGTGGAGGCGCGGCAGCGCTTTGAGAAGGCGCTGGAGCTTGATCCGACATGCGGTGCGCTGTGCAACCTGTCTGTTATCTGCGTCAACGCACGGCAATACGCGGCGGCGATTGCGCTTGGTCTACGTTTCATCGCCTCCGGTGCCATGCCGGGGTATGCCGAGACCAACCTCGGCAACGTGTATTGGCGTGCGCGCCGTTTTGATGATGCGCTTGAGATGTTTCAACGGGCGGAGGCGATCGTCCCGGACTTTTCGGGGCTGTGGCACAACAAGGGCCTTTTGCTGCGTGCGCTTGGGCGCAATGAGGAGGCGCTGGCAGCGTTTGACCGCGGCATTGCGCTGAGCCACGGCACGCCGCATCCAAACCTGCCGTATGACCGGTCTTATGCGCTGCTTGACCTTGGAAGGCTAAAAGAAGGTCTCGAGGCGCACGAGATACGATGGAACGGTCATATCGTGGCACACGCGTCTTCGAAAGTGCAGGCTACCAAGTGGACGGGGCAGGATATCGTCGGCAAGACGCTTCTGGTGCACCATGAGCAAGGCTTCGGCGATACCCTCATGTGGGCTCGGTATCTGCCGTTGGCCAAGGCGCTTGGGTGCCGACTGTTGGTTGCCATGCCAGTCGAACTGCGCCGGTTGATTGGTTGGATGCCGTGTGTTGATAGGGTCGTCCCACACGACGTCAGCACGTTCGATGAGCCAATCGACTACCACGTGTCGATGATGTCGCTGCCGCTGCAGCTTGGCGCGACGGTGGAGACACTGCCGTCCGACCCGTATTTCCGCCTTGCACCTGATGCAGTGCCGACGGTCAAGCCGGCGCCATGTGGCGGGATGCGTGTTGGGGTCATATGGGAGTCGGGTCGGTCAGGTCTCGAGGTAGCCATCCACCGGTCACTGTCGATACGGCCGTTTATCGAGCTCGCCGGTATCAATGGCGTCGATGTGGTATCGCTGCAGGTCGGCCCGGCGGCGCAGGAGATTGTAACGTCCGGTGCGCGGGCGCTGGTCCCTGATTGGGGCGCGACGTTCAAAGATTTTGCCGATACGGCGGTGGCGATACAGTCGCTCGACCTTGTCGTGTCTGTGGATACGTCGGTGGCGCACCTCGCCGGTGCTTTGGGCGTGCCAACAATTGTACTGCTCCCGGTCGATCCGTGTTGGCGGTGGCGTTGGGGCAAAGACCTCTCGCGTACGCCGCTGTACCCATCAATGCAACTCATTAAGCAGGACACCGCGGGCGAATGGGCGCCGGTGTTTGAACGGCTGAGGGAAGTTATTGCTATGCCGCTGACCCTGCCCCGCGGGTGTGAGCGCGCGGCATAGTCTACAAGCACATTGGTGCTGCCCCATGCGCTCGCCGCATGGGCACCCGCCAACGGAGGGGTTGATTGATGGGTGTGGAAAATGAGGTTACGAACAGCCACGGTGAAAAGCTGACACAGGTTGTCACGCCGCGCCAGGCTGTTGAGCGGTCGATGCGGTCGCTGCAATCGTCCCTTGGGATGACCAATGCCGAGATTGTAGTGCACGAGAAGGATCTTGCTTTCGCCCGTGCGCGAGCTGCGCAACTTGTCGATTGCCGAGCACGAAAAAGCATTGGGGCAGTTGCCAGGTGCCGCGTCGATTACCCCGGAGGATCTGGCGTATGCCTAAGCAGATCGAGGTCGGTTCTGTCCTTGTACGCGAGGACGAAACCATACCGGTGGGGCAGCAGATGTTCTGGTGGCGACAGGACGGCAAGGAATTCATCCTTTGCGGCGGCACCATCGGCGTACCGGTCAAGGGCGTGCGTTTTAACATGCTGACCCTCAACCCGTTTGATTTCGAGCTCTTGGCGAAAAGTCAAGAGCGCGCCAAGGCGACGGCAGGTGGCGCCGGTAACACGAGGTAACGGTAATGATACCCATCTACGCCGCAATCATGAAGATCGACGAGGAGCAACGCCTCGTCTTTGGCTACGCGTCCACGGAAAAACGCGACCAGCAGGGCGAGATTGTGCGCCACGCTGCGCTGGAGCGAGCGCTGCCCGACTACATGCGCTTCGCCAACATCCGCGAAATGCACCAGCCTTCGGCGGTCGGTACGGCACAAGAGGCTGTTATGGACGGCAACGGGTTGTGGCTCGGTGCGCACGTCGTTGACGACACAGCCTGGCTCAAGGTCAAAAAGGGCGTCTACAAGGGCTTCTCGATCGGCGGCAAGGTCACGGCGCGCGACCCCAACGACCGTACGATCATCACGGCGCTCGATCTGCATGAGATCAGCCTTGTCGACCGGCCGGCAAATCCGGAAGCGACCATCCAACTTGTCAAGCGCGCGGAAGGCGCGTTGTGGCCGCAGCCGGTACAGGTGTGGGCGTGCTTTGACCGCACGCACCAGCACACGGGCAAGGATGAAGCTTCCAAGTGCATGCAGACCGACTTCGAGAAACGTGCGCAACCGCGCTCTGCCGACGGCAAGTTGTCGACGCATACCAAGGCGGCAGCGGATGCGCGAGCGGAGGCGGAACGACATCAGGAAATGGCGGAAGGCGCTGTTAAGGCGGCAGACCGTCACCGCGGCATCGCCGAGCGCGCGCAAAAAGACGGCGACCCGACAACCGAGACTATTCACCGCCAGCTCGAGCACGGCAGCACGCGCCTTGCCGAGCAGCACAGGCAGAACGCAGCCCAATACTCGGCCTTGGCTGCCCAGCACGAGGAGCACGTTGACATGACGACGAAGACGGCGGCGCATGCCGCGGCGGAGCAGGCTGAGGCGCTGCTGGCTATGATCGACAGTTCCACGGCGCTCGCGTCCGGTGTGGTGAAGAGCGAGGGTATGGACCATGCGCAGGCGGCGGACGATGCCGCCAAGCGCGGCTCCGACCACGATGCCTTTGCCAAGAAGCACGACGCCGCCGCGTCGTCGCTCATGGCGTCCGCCAAGAAGGCGCGAGATCTTGGCGACGAGGCGGGCGCCAACAAGCACGAGGCTGCCGCCAAGGCGCACCGCGCCATTGCCGCGCGTCACCACATGATGGCGGACCGGTTCAAGGCGCTGAAAGCGCACCACGAGCGCGAGGCGAAGTCGGACAAGGCTGTCAAGGCGCTTGTGTTGTCATCCCCCCTGTCCTGGCCGGTACTGCAGAAGGTTGGCGGCGGACCCTACGCGGAAGGCGATGACCCGCCGGTGGTCGACCATTCGGCGGAAGCGGAGGCAGCGCGCCATTGGGCGACGGCACATGATGCGGTGCGCGATCAGCATACGTCAGATGCCAAGATTGCCGAGGGGCGCGCCATGGAGGCGCACACCAGCGGCGAGCATGAGGTTGCCACCAAAGCCAAGGATGAGGCAGACGGTCATCGTGCCGCCGCTGCACACCACGGCGCCATCGCGGATGGATATCGTGAAATGGCTGGTCACCACGAAAAAGAAAAGGCGGGTTATGAGGCGCATACCGGCAACATGTCGGAGAAGGTGTTGCCGGCGACCGCTCTTGTGAAGACCGGTGATGGGTTCGTTAATGGCACGTTCGACTACGGCTGGTTTGGCAAGCGCGATTTTACCGACAAGGAGCGGCAGGCGCTTGCCGACAAGGGTCATGCGCTGCCCGATGGGTCCTTTCCGATCGAGACCAAAACGGATCTGGAGGACGCCGTACACGCATACGGTCGCGCCAAGGACAAGGCCAAGGCCAAGGCGCATATCATCGCTCGAGCCAAGGACCTCGGTGCAACCGACATGCTGCCGGAAGACTGGGAAGGATCGACCAAGAAAGTGGCCAAGTCCGATATGAAGTGCGCGTCTTGCGACAAAGCAATCGAGGAGCATACCGACAAGTGCCCCCATTGCGGCAAGGCGACCAAGGCGGAGAAGTCAGTGCGGCGTGCGGCGCTGCTGAAGGCGCTCGGCGGCGACACCGCTAAGGGCATGCACGCCGTGGCGTGCCTGGCGCATATGCTCGACGAAATTCGCTACATGCAGCAAAACAGCGCCATGGAGCAGTTTTTCGAGGGTGATACGTCGAGCGACCTGCCGGCCAAAATCCAGGCGTGGCTGTCGCAAGGCGCGGAACTGTTGGTTGCCATCGTCGCCGAGGAGACCGAGGAACTCATCGACGATACCGACGTCGAGGTCAGGGGCGGCGAAACGGAGGTGTTGGTTATCGAGCGCGCTGCCAAGGCTGCCCGGTGGCCAATGTCGATTGCGCAGGCGCTGCGCGCAAGCGTGACGACTGCCAAGGGTATGTCGGCGGACCAGCGCGGGGACCGCAAGCGGTTGGCTGACGCTCTCGAAAAGTTCGCGTCGACGCTGGCGGCACGGACACCCAATACGGCCGTGGTCAAGTCACTTACGGAGGAGCGCGACGTCGCTTTGACCTCGCTCACGAAAATGATTGCGCGCACACAACCGCTCATTGGTGATGTTGTTGCCATGCGCAAACGGGAGGGCGAGCTTGTCACGAGCGTTACGGCGTTGACCAAGCGCCTGGAGATGCTCGAAAGGCAGCCGCTACCGTCGCCTGTCGTCGGCCCCGGCATGACGGCGATTACGAAATCGTCGGATGCTGGTACCACGGTCGACGCAATCCTCGAGCACGTCCCGGCTGGTCATGAGCGCGCTGAGGCGCTCCTACAGCTTGCCGGCCATCGGTCGATCCCCGCCCCCGGCGGGCGGTTCTAAACCGCACCCAAACCCCGTGTGCCTAAACGGGTCAAGCACCTTCGCCGCATGGGCAACGGCGCACTAGAGCAAGGAGCCTTTTATATGGCTAAGAGCAAACTGCCCCGCGGCGCGGCGATCAACCGCACGATGGTGGCCATCAACGGCACGCAATCGCCTGACCCGCACCGCCTTGGGCACATGGATCGGGATACGGCGGGCACCACCCTGGATCTTTTCAAGGCGGCGTTCAGCAATCCCCTCGACCCCGATAACATGGGTGAGGAGTTCAAGAAGTCGGTCAGCCTGTCCACGGGCCTGACCTATTATGATCTCCGGGCACCGGCGCTCAATCTGTTCCCGACGGTCACACCGTTGCGCAACAGCATCCCGCGCGATCAGCGCAAGTTCCCCGGCGACTCCGCGCACTGGAAGGCCATCCTCGCCACGATCGGCTCCGGCTTTCCCTACATGGGTTGGGTGCCGGAAGGACAGCGCTCGGCTTCCATGTCATACAACGCCGTCAACGTCACCCTGCCCTATGCGACACTCGGCGAGGAAGACAGCTTGACCGAGGAGGCGCGCTTCGCCGCCCAAGGTTTTGAAGACGAAGATGCGATGGTGCAACTGCGCCTCCTGCTGAAAATGTTCGTCAAGGAGGAGGCTGCGCTGCTTGGCGGCAACGCGGGCGTCGTGTCCGGCGGCAACGGCGGCGGTATCCAGCTCGGTACACCGGCCGTGCCGACGCTCGCGGCGAGCGGCACGACAGCGACGTTGACCACCGGCACGTACTCGGTGGGCGTCGTGGCGTTGACACAGGAAGGCTTCCTCAACAGCAGCCTTGCCGGTGGTGTCGCCACCCAGCTCAACATCACGGGCAACGACGGCAAGCAGTACACCCTCAACGGTGGCAGCTCCAACAAGTCGACCACCACCACCCAGGCCGTGACGTCGGGGCAGTTCCTGACGGGCACCGTTACTGCAGTCACCGGCGCCGTTGGCTATGCGTGGTTTGTCGGAAGTGCCGTCGGCTCGGAGACGTTGCAGGCGATCACCACCATCAACAGCGTGTCGATTGGCGCCCCGTTGGTGACCGGTCGTCAGCCGTTGACGGCGATCTCGGCGGATAACTCCGCCAATCCCGGTGTCGCTTTCAACGGACTGCTCAGCACCGCCTTTGGCAGCGGTACCAACGCTTACGTTGCGGTGCAGGCCACCGGCACGGCCGGCACCGGCACCCCCTTGACGGCGTCCGGCGCGGGCGGCGTCGTCGAGATCGACAATATGCTGAAGTCCATGTGGGACAACTATCGTATCAGCCCGACGGTCATCTACGTCAACAGCCAAGAACTCATCAACATCACCAAAAAGGTGTTGACCAACGCCTCCGCCCCGCTACTGCGCTACAACGTCGAGGCGGATCAGGAGGGTATGGTCGAGTACAAGCTCACGGCGGCTGGCGTCATCGCTTTCTACTTCAACCCGTTTACCGCCGACGGCGGTATGCGTATCCCCATCAAGATCCACCCCAACCTCGTCGCCGGTACGATGGTCGGGTGGGCGGAAAAGCTGCCGCCTTGGTACATCTCCAATGCGACGCCAGAGGTCGCGGTCGTGCAGACACGGCAGGACTACTATGCCGAAGTCTGGCCAAAGACCACGCGCGTGCAGTATTACGGCATCTATGCCCAAGAGGCGCTCGCGGTCTACGCGCCGTTCGCCATGGGCATCGTCACCAACATCGGCAACGGCTAACGCTGGCGGCTGAAGGATGGTCCCTGCCGAAAGGCGGGGGCCATACTTGAGCTTTCAGCAGGGGACACTTCATAATGACCCGTATTCGCGTCAAGCACATGACGGACAAGCACGCCACCCTTTCGGTTGGTCACGACCGCGATGAGGACGGCGGATATATGATCGAACACGCCCATCTCGAAGCTGCGCGTGCGCACGGCTTCCATGTGGCGCACCTCCCCCCTGCCCCGGTGCCTGTGGCGCCTGCCGATGGCGACCCCACGTCGGGCGGCGCTACTGTCGATGGCGACCCCACGTCGGGCGGCGCTACTGTCGATGGCGCAGTCGACGATGGCACGGGGCAGGGGGACTCTGACGGAGCTGCATCGGACACTAACGGTAAGCGTGGCAAGCTGGGAAAGAAGTAACTGGCTATGTCGGAAGTATTCACCACGCTTGATAGTGTCAAAAATTGGCGGTCGCCCTCCATTACGACCACCACGGATGATGATGAAATCTCGCGGGTGATTGTCGCGTCAAGCCGGTTTATCTTGAACAACCTGCAGCGTCCCTCCCTGCTGTCGAAGTCATACTCGGAAATCCGCGATGGGTATGGTGGTAACACGCTTGTTCTGCGCCAATGGCCGGCGACGTCGATACAGGCTGTGTCATCGTTTGGGCAGGTCATCCCCGCAGCGACATCCTTCAATGCTAGCGGGTACCTTTTTGACGTATGGGATGGGGTTAGCGCTGGCGCCCAACAGCGCCTTGTGGCGCGCGGGTATGGCCTGGCGCGCGGTCCCGCGTCGATATCGCTTAGTTACACCGCAGGGTACCTTGTGGTGGCCGAGGCGCAGGTGGTGCCGGCTGCCCCGTACCAAGTCACCACGGACCGTTTCTGGGCGGCGGACAGCGGTGTTACGTATGCCAGTGGCGCTGCGCTGGTAGCTGTGACCGGGTCGCCGACCATGGGGCAGTATGTGGCGCCGACGACTGTCGGTGCCCCGTACCAATTTAGTGCAGCCGATGCCGGCGCAGACGTGCTCATTAGCTATAGTTATGTGCCTGACGATATCCAGCAGGCATGCATCGAGCTTGTGATTTTGCGCGTCAATGAGCGTAATCGTATCGGCACGGTGTCGCACGGTATGAAGGGCGAGACGACGTCGTATTTTCAAAAGTTCATTACGGGTAGCGTCGACATGGCGTTGCAGCCATATAGGCGGATCTTCCCGGTATGAGCGTCGATGTCAGCATCAAGGGCGATCTGGCTATTGTTGCCAAATTTGACTCGATGGGGCAGCGGCTGCACGATCGGTTGTTGCTGACAATCAATAAGCTAGGGCTCAACCTGCACGGCATTGTTATCACCAACCTGTCGGGGCGTGTGCTTAAGCGCCAGACGGGCCGGTTGTCGCAATCGCAAAATATTGCGATGGTTGATGAGCCGAACCGGGTTGAAACGTCGGTTGGATTTAACCGGCAGACGGTGCCTTATGGTGCGATCCATGAGTTCGGCGGCACGACAAAGGCGCATCTTATCGAAGCGAAAAACGCCAAGGCGTTGCGTTTTGTCATGAATGGCGAACTCATGTTTCGACGCAAGGTCAACCACCCCGGCTCCAAAATGCCGGAGCGGTCATTTTTGCGGTCGGCGCTTAAGGAGATTGCGCCGGAAGCGGTTGCCGAAATTACAAAAGCAGTGGCGCAGGCCACCGGGGACCATTAATGCCTTTTGCGCCTGTGCTGAATAGCGAACTGATTTTCTCCACCTTGTTTACGGTGCTGCAGGGTTGTTATCAGTTCACGACGTCAAGCCGGTTACTTCGGCATTGGTCGGAGGTCATACCATCGGAGCAGCCCGCGCTGTTTATGACGCAGCGCGACCCGGTGGTGAAACAAACGGAGCGCATGCCGGACATATGGACGTTGGGTGCCGATGTCTATTTGTATGCGCAACAGCCGGATCAAGAGACGTCGGTCGATCCGACGCTGAATGCTATCATTGATGCCGTGCGCAGCATTCTGCAGCCGTCAGGCGCTGATGCTGCCAAATATGGCGTGAATACATTGAACCAATTGGTCAAGCGGCTGTGGATTGAAGGTAATATCCAGACGGCTGAGGGTGCGCTTGGCGGTCAAGGGGTGGCAATCATCCCGGTTAAGATGACGTGGCCACCTAACTTCTAAGGAGCACGTATTTTGGATGATGACACGACAGTGCAACCCGTGGCAACGCAAACGGGTGACCAGGCGGCGCGTGTCAATGAGTTTGTCGAGCAGTGGTTCGCCGACACGCTTGCCAATTCCGTCGCGACACAATCGGGGTCGCTTATCAACAATAGGCTTATTGCCGCTAAGGATGAGCTGAAGCGGCGTATCGCAGAGGAGTTTTAAGCATGTTTGTCTTCGGCTCAGGCGTCCTGCTTGGCTATCGTACCGACATCACCGGCACCACCCCGATGAATTTCGGGCTCATCCAAGATTGCGCCATCGACATGCAGTTCGATACCAAGATGGCATACGGTCAGTATCAGTACCCGGTAGCGATCGGCCGTGGCAAAGGCAAGTTGACCGGCAAGGCCAAGATGGCGCGCCTTTCTGGCCTCATGATGGCGAACCTTTTTTGGGGTATTGCGGCGACCGCCGGCGAACTGCAGACGTCATATGGCGAGGCTCACTCCGTGCCTGCGTCGTCGACGTTTACGGTGGCCGCTACCAACGGCGCCACTTTCGTCGACGATTACGGCGTCATCTATCAAACAACGGGCCTGCCGCTCACACGTGTGACGTCTGTTGCCAGCGCGGGGCAGTACTCCGTTGTATTGGCGACGGGCGTATACACTTTCTTTTCGTCGGACGCGAGCGCCGGCATTCTACTCAATTACACGTACACCACGACAGCGGCGACCACGCAGGGTATCGCGGTGGTAAACCAATTGATGGGTACGACACCGACCTTTCAGGCGCAGCTATACGGTACGTTCCAGAGCGTGCCGCTCAACGTCAAGCTCTACAATTGCGTTGCAAGCAAACTCGGCACCGCGACCAAGCTCGATGATTTCATGGTTCCCGAGCTTGATTTTGAGGTGTTTGCCAACCAGGCGGGTAACATCGCTAACTTCTCGTTTGGTGAGGTCAGCTAATGCCGGGCATGATTACTCTCCGGTTTGGCAACAAGGAGTTTTTCGTGCGACCGCTCACGCTGCGGCAGTTGCGCGATATCGGGGTCGGGCTCGCCAGCCAAGCGGGTCCGGCCAATGGGGGTGCCGTCGATGCGGAGCGTGCCGCATACGACGGTATGATCGACGTCGTCAAGGCAGCGCTCGCACGGGACTATCCTGAGGAGGCCGAAAAGATACTCGATTTTGAGGTCGATTGGCCAACCCTCACAAGCGCGCATCGCGACATCCTCCGACTATCGGGGCTTGTCCCATCGGGGGAAGCGAGCGCAGCGTCGTCGACTGGGGTCACATCTACGGGCGCCTAGCTGCCGGTCTCGGCCGCAGTTGGGCCGAGATTGATGGGATGACGCTGCATGACGTCCTGGACCAATTTGAGTATTGGGCGACCTATCCACCGTTGAACGAGAGTGTGGCGCTGTATTTGGGTATCAAGCGCAAACCCAAACCGGTCGAGTTCCTTGAGTGCACGCGCATCAGCCCGCAGATTGGGGACTTCCCCGATATGCGCGCAGAGGCAAAGAAGCTTATCGCCAACGACCGCTCACGCGGGGCGCGCATACTTGGCGGCACGAAAGGCGTCATGACGATGGATACAATCTCACGATTGGTGTAAACGACAATGGCTGATGACACCACAGTTGAAGTAAGAATTACGGCAGACTCGACGCAAGCCAAGGAAGAGTTTCTGGCAACGTCGACTGCCGTCAAAACGAGCTTCGACGGTATCAAAACGTCTGCGGCCGATCTTCAGGCACGCTTGGCGTTGTCTCAGGAAAACTTCCGGCAGGCGTCGGCAGCAACCAAGGACTACGCCAAGCAGATCCTCGATGCCGGTACCGCGACAAGCGCTGCTACACGTGGGGGCTTGTCAGAAGCAGCCGGCGCCATGGTGAGCGCCAGGACGGAAAGTGCCGCCCTTGCCACCGAACTTGCAAAATTGAGCGGTACCGCGGGTGGGTTGCATGGCAGTCTATCGACGGCAACCCGCGAGTTTCGTGCATTGTTTGATGAATTGTCGTCGGGGCGCACGCGCATGGTGCCGGGGACGCTGGCTATCATTGGACAGCGTGTGTTTGGCCTGGGGCCGGCTGCCTTGGGCGCCGTCGGTGGCGTTGTGGCGCTGACGGCAGCGCTTGTGTACCTTGCCGTGGAGGCGGTCAAGACCGCCAACGCCATAGACAGCATCGGCATTGGGGCCAAGTTCGCCGGCAATATTGAACTGACGCGGGCGCAGATCGTGCAGCTTATCGACACGCTGCATACAGCAGGCAATATGTCGAAGTCTGATGCGGAAGCGACCATATCCTCGTTGTCGCGCATTAAGAATGAGACAACCCCCCTGCTCCAGGGCTTGTCGGTTGAGGTTGCCGATTACGCGCAGGCGTCGGGTAAGGATCTCGAAAAAGCACGCGAGGATATGGTCAAGGCGTTTACGGACCCGTTGGCCAACGCGAAAAAGTTCGTGGAGTCGCTGGGGGGCGTGACGCAGGCACAGATTGACGCTGCCACCGCCGCAGAACGGTCAGGGGAAGCTAACAAGGCTGCTGCCGTCATGCTCGGCGCGCTTGATGCGGCGCTTAACCGGGCACGCCCTGCGATTGCCGAACATAACGCTGGGATGCTTGCAAGCATCAAGAACGCATTGACTTATACAATGCTGATGCAGGGGGGTATTACCGGCGATAAAGTGCAGAATTTAATGCTCGATGAGCAAAACGAAAAGATGAAAAAGCGTATTGATCTTATGCACCAATATCTATCGGAGTTGTCCGCCAAACCGCAAACGTCGGAGCAGACCCTGCAGGTCGGTATCAAGTCGGCGGAAGGTGAGGACAAGACGACCAAGGAGATCGCCGACGTCCAGGCTGGTATCGCACGCATTTCGGCGGCATTGGCTGATGCCAAGAGTAAAGGCGACCAGGTCGATGTCGATAAGCTGAATAAGGGGTTAAAGTCGGCGGAAGAGCACCTTGATACCCTGCAGCTTGGGCCGGTCCTTGAGCGTGCACGTACACAGGTTGCACAGCTTGAGGCGACATGGAGCGGCACACAGTCGGCCTTGAAACAAGCTGAGCATAACGTGTGGGCGGGCGTCCTCGCTGAAACGCGCGAAGGTAGTTCTCAGCGTCTTGCAGTCGTGCGCGAAATGGCGTCGACCGAGACACAAGCACGCAAGGAAGGCGGTCAGGAGGCTATCGCCAACGCACGTGAGCAAATTTCATTGTTGCAGTCGGAAGGCAAGCTCGGTGCGACGCAGATGCTTGAGGCTGAGGGTAGTATTTGGAGCAAATTGCTGTCCGGCGACAAGCTCAATGCGGCGCAGCGCCTGGAGGTACAGAAGTCGTTTAACGAGTCCTTGGCGCGCTTGCATGGCACGGAAAACAGCGAGCAACTGCATAAGCTCGAGGCGGTAACGGACGCTGCCAAGAAGGGTAGCCAACAGCGTATCGACGCTGCGGCAGCCGAGGTCAAATTTACGGTTGGCGTTTGGAAGGAAGGAAGCGATCAAGCGATCGCCGCGGAAAAACGCCATACGGCTGCGGTACAGGAGCAGGCGGACCAACGCAAAGCTATCGAGGCTGAGTGGGCATCCTTTCAGCAGCGCATGGCGTCGGGCGACCTTGCCAATGAAAAGGCAAAGCTGGCGGAAGAGGTTCAAGCCGGCAAAATCAGCAAAGAGCAGGAATATGAGATCCTAAACCAATATGCCACCAAGGAGTGGCAATTGGAAAAGGAGACGCTCGAGCGTGAGTTGTCGGACGAGCAGTCGACGGCGCAACAAAAGCTGAAGGCGTGGGAGCAGCTTTACGATGGTGCGGTCAAGTATCAGCGGCAGATTGCCGACAATGCGCGCCTTGAGTCCAAAGCTGTGCAGGATGATTGGATGAAGGCGCTGCAGCCCATCGAGAAAGGTTTTGATACCTTGGTGCGTGATATGTTGACTGGCCACAAGAAGCTTGGCGCGGCAGCCAAGCAGGCGGCTGCTACAATGGTGCTTGATTTTATCGAGGCGGACGTTAAGTCGCTTGAGCATTGGGTGGCCACCCAGGCAGCGAAACTATTGTCACAACAGGCGGGCGATGCCGCGTCGGTCGCGTCCAATGCTGCCGCGAACTCGGCGAAGGGTGTGAGCGATATTGGTGCTACCCTCGGCTCCATCACCAAAAACGCCGCATCGGCCGCGGCAGCCGTTTATAACGACGTGGCGCAGATACCGTATGTCGGCTGGCTACTGGCGCCCCCGGCGGCGGCTGCGGCGTTTGTTGCCGTCGAAGCTTTTGGCTCTTTGATCCCGTCCGCTGCCGGCGGCATGGTCGTCGGCGGCGACGGTCTTATCATGGCGCACGCACAAGAGATGGTGTTGCCGGCACGCTTGTCAACCGGCATACAAAGCATGATTGACGCGGGGGCACCGGCAGCAGGTGCGGGCGTAGCGGGCGGCACCGGCGGCGCTGCAGGGGGTAGTGCCAGCGTGGCGCTTAACGTCACGGCAATGGACTCGCAGTCTGTGATTACCGCCTTGCGCAACCCCTACACGCTGCGCGCCATGACGCGGGCGATACAGGGGCAACTCAATACCAACCCAAGTCTCCGTGGTACTTTCTGATGCCGGTGTCAGCAGAAGACTTGGCGCGGCGCGTTATGCGCTTCCCGAAAGAGTTCCACCCAAAGGACGGCGACGTTCTTGGGGCTGTGGTGGCTTACGTCAATTATCTCGAGAGTAGTGTCGAGTTATGGAAGCGCAACATGCTTAAGGACGCGCGGCGGCGCGATCTCGGCGCATGACGATACCGACATTCCCCACGCTTATCGGTTTTATGGACCCATGGAACCGATCACCGACGTGGAAGACCATCAAGCAGGAAGCCATCAGCGGTAAGGAGTACCGCGTGCAGCTTTGGACGTATCCCCGATACAAGTATGAGATCGGAGTCGATTACTTGGGGTCAGGTGCTGCCGGTCAAAATCAGGATTGGCAGACGTTCATGGGGTTTTTCAACAGCGTCGCCGGGGCAGGGTTGCCCTTCCACTGGTCGGACCCGGTTGACAACAGCGTTACGACGCAAGCGATGGGCACCGGCAACGGCACCCAGACACAATTCAATTTCGTACGGTCGCTTGGTGGCTTCACGGAACCGGTACAAGATGTCCAGACGATTACAGGCATTTACCTCAACGGTACCGCGACGTCATCATATGGTGTGCTGACCGATCCGAATTGGGGGTTGACGTACGGTGTGCAGTTTTCTGCGGCGCCGTCGAACGGCGTTACGATCACATGGACAGGTACCTATGATTGGGCGTGCCGTTTCGACGAGGACAACGCGGACCTCAGCCACTTGATGCACCAATTTTGGGAAATGAAGAAGATCACTTTCGAAAGTATGAAGGTATTATGATGACAAACGGGCGCATGCCACGCAGCGTTTGGCACACTAAGGGGGTTTGTCATTAAGGCCATCAAATACGAGACGTCGCCTGGGGCGCTGGCGGCATTTCTCGCGAGCAAGCCACAAGGCGCTTTTCTGTGCGACCTCTACACGTTCACACTTGTTGGGTCGTTTAATGGGGGCGCCCCCCTGCTTTACACGACAGCCGATGTCGACGTGGTCGTGCCCTATACGTCGCCGGTCACATATACATCAAAGGGCGTCTATTTCGACCAAATCGACAATAAAGCGTATGGGCACTGGAAGGTTGGCCTCGACGTCGATACATGGCAGGTGATTTGCGCGCCGTCGCCTCAGGCTATGATCGGCAACCAGCCGTTTTTATCCGCGCTTGTTGCCGGTGTGCTTGATGGGGCTGTGGTTGCTGTTGACCGTGCATTTCTCGACAATCGCACCAATCGCATCACGTATGCGCCGACGATATCACCGCTTGGTGTTATCAACATTTTTACCGGGCGCGTCGCCGAGGTTGATCTCGGGCGCTCCAACGCGGTTGTCTCGATCAACAGCCATCTCGAGCTGTTGGATGTCAACATGCCGCGCAACTTGTTTCAAGCCGGTTGCCGGTGGCAACTCTTCTCACCAGGCTGCACATTGTTGGCGGCAGCGTTCGCCGTAAGCGGTACAGTTGCCGCAAGTGCGAGCGCGACAAATGGGATCTCGGTCACGATAGGCGCCCCCGGTGGTTCCGGTACCTATGCGCTTGGTCGTATTGTAATGACCAGTGGTCAGAACGCGGGATTTGCCCGGTCCGTCCGGTCATGGTCTGCCGGGACTCCGGCAAGTCTCACACTTATTTCCCCGTTTCCTTATCCCTTGGCGCCCGGCGATACATTGACCGCGTATCCCGGTTGCGACAAGCAGCTCAATACGTGCATCAATTTTAACAATGAACTTAACTTCGGC